GCGCGGTCATTTCCACGGCTGTAGGGTCGCACGCGAGCGGAGACGGCCTAGATTTTATCGCAGCGAAAAAACTCTAAACCGCCCCACCCCCTCCGTCTAATCCGCCCCCGCCCGTAGGCTGACGGCACACCCCCAAGGGCTGCCGATGGCTGTTTTCTCGCAGATTCCAGGCGATCTCGACCTCCGCATCGTGCGCGGGGATGAGGTGACTTTCTCGGCCGTCTTTGCCGCCACGAACCTCACTGGCTTCACCGTCACGGCTGCGGTCTACAGCGGATTCGGGGCGGCTGCGACCGACACGCCTGTCGCAACGCCGGCCGTTACGGTCACGATGGCGACCGTGAGCAACGTCACTTCAAGCACCGTGCAAATCAGCATGACCGAGACGCAGACGCTAGCGATCTCGCCGACCGGGTCGAGCCGCTGGTTTCTCCGTTGGGTCTCGCCTGGCGGTGTGACGCGAACGGTGTTGAGCGGCAACGTCACCGCATCGAACCCGTGAGGTAGCAGCAGATGGCGGGCAACGAAGTCACGGTTACGATCTCGGGTGGCACAAGCACGACTGTCACGGTGCCGGGCTCTACCGGCACGCCAGCGCCAACGATCACTAATGGCGGGACGGCGAATGTCAGCGTGACGAGCGTCGGCGATCGCGGGCCGAATGGCGACACGGGGCCGGCGACGACGCTCACGATCGGCACTGTCACAGGTGGCGCGACGGCTGCGGCCACGCTGACCGGGACCGCGCCCAATCAGACGCTATCGCTGGTGCTGCCGGCGGGCCAGAATGGAAGCAACGGAACCAACGGAACATTCGCAGACGCTCAGCAGATCAACGCCAGGACCGCCAGCTACACGCTTGCCATCTCTGACGCTGGGAAGCTCATCACGGCGAGCCACGCCAGCACAGCCATTACCATCACCGTACCGGCGGGCTCGGCAGTTGCGTTTGCTGTCGGCACGCACATCGACATTGCCAGGCTTGGCGGCGCGGATGTTTCTGTTGTCGGTGCATCTGGCGTGACGGTGAACGGGACGCCTGGCCTCAAACTGCGGGCGCAATACTCGGCCGCAACGCTGATAGAGGTTGCCGCTGATTCGTGGCTCCTCGTTGGCGACCTATCCGCATGAGATGCAAAGCCGGCCTTTTTTCGCGCCGCATAATCGCAGCAGCAACGCCACCAGACCCCGCATTTTCTTCGGTGGTGGCCTTGCTGCACTTCGAGGGCTCTGAAGGCGATACATCAACAAATGACTCGTCTTCGTATTCAAAGAGCATTGGGTTTACAAATTCGCCGTCCATATCTACGGCGCAGTATCGATTTGGATCTTCGAGCCTAGCACTTTCCGGCGCAACCAACCAACGCATCACCGTCAACTCTAGCGCTGTAATTGGCGCAAATGATTTCACGATTGAGTTTTTTGTGCGTTTCGCGGCAGTGCCAACTACAACAATAAACTTCGCCCGTTGGGCGAGTGGCTTTGAAATCCGGCTATCCGATTCGCTCTACGTTGCTCGCGTGTCGACAACGCCGTTTTCCTTAAGCACATACAGCGAGTCCGCCCCGTGGTCTCCGTCGCTCAACGTCTGGTATCACGTTGCTGTCTGTCGCACCGCTAACAACATGAGGCTTTTTGTTGACGGCGCGCAACTGGGAAACGCGGTAGACCTGGGATCCGCATTTTCTTTTCCCAGCGGAAACCAACAATTCGGGTCAACAAGTGGCTTGCAAAATCATTCGGGCCACATTGACGAAATCCGCGTAAGTTTGGCCGACGTTTATTCTGCCTATGCGCCGTTTACCCCACCGACTGCGCCATTCCCCAACGCCTGACGCCCTGCCCGCCCGTTGACCCTCGCTCTACGCTGGCGATATGCCCCGCAGGAAGCGCCAACGCCGCACCGTTTACGTCGGCGACCAACGCTGGAAGATCGAGCGGTCGCAGCGTCTTCGTGGCATCGACGGCGACTGCAACTACACGCTCCATCGCATCCGCATCGACGCCCGGCTCCGAGGCGTTGACCTCTTGGATACCCTCATTCACGAGCTCATTCACGCCCGCTGGCCCGACCTGTCTGAAGATGCGGTAGTCGAGTTTTCGGAGACGCTTTCGGGCGTGCTCGACGCCGAAGGATTCCGCCACCGTGACGACGAGGAGGACTGATGGCGAAGGGCAAGGCAACAAGCCTGCTTGATGACGTGCTCTCGCGAGCGCGGAACCGCAGCCCTGGATTCAAGACGTGGTTTCAGCGGCTCCCCGCAGAGGCACAGGCAGAGCTTGAATCGGTGCGGGCGTCATTCAACCACGCGACTCACCAAAAGCGAGCCTACGCAAAGGCGATCATTGAAGCCGCACGCGAGCGCGGCTGGGAAACGAGCGGCATTCAGGGGGTCATCCAGTGGCTAGACGGAAAACGCTAGCGGCAGACGTGGCGTCCAAGTTGCCGCCCCCGAAGCCGTCCGCCGATGCCGAACAGGTGACGCAGTCGCAAAGCGGCGACACGCTTGAAGCCCGCTCGACGAGCCGACGCATCAAGACCGTTGAGGATTTGCTCGCGCATATCGAAGCCGATATGACCCGCTTCGAGGTCGCCGCCAGCGAGGCGACGAAATGGGAGTGCGGCGACGGAGAAGGCGGGAGCATTGAACTTCACCGGGTCTTTGTGAGGCTCAAGCCACGGGGCGGGCCGACGACGCTGGAATGCGTGGCGTCAATGATCGACGCGGCGAAGAAGAGCATCCGCCGACCCTTGACCAAAACTGTCAAGGCACCGAAGCGAGACGGTCTCTGGCAAGTGCTGGTCGTCGCGGATTGTCATTTCGGAAAATACGCCTGGGGCCGCACGACCGGAGGCGACGACTATGATCTCGACCTGGCCGAGCGGCTTGTCGGGCAGGCAGGCGACGAGCTCGTAGCGGTGGGAGATTCCCACAAGCCCACTCGACGCACGATCGCCTTTCTCGGCGACCTCTTCCACTACGACCGGCCAGACGGCAGCACGACGAGCGGCACGCCGCTAGAGCGGGACGGGCGGCTCCAGAAGATGATCGCGGTCGGCTGCGACACGCTGCTCCGCATCGTCGAGCGTTCGTCGCAGTCGGTCCCTACCGATGTCGTGATCGTCAACGGCAACCACGACGAGGTGTTGACGTGGACGTTTCAGCGAATCCTCTCGGAGCGGTTTCGCGGGTCAAAGTCGGTGCGAGTCAAAGAGGACTTTACCGGGCGGCAGTATCTCACGCATGGGCGGAACCTCCTCGGGTTTGCGCACGGCCACCGAGCGAAGAAAAAGCTCCCGCAGATCATGGCCCTCGAAGCCTCGCAGCACTGGGCGAAATGCCCATACCGCGAATGGCACACGGGCCACTTCCACTCGCAGGCTGCGGAATGGCAGCGACCGATTGAGACGCTCGACGGCGTGATCGTGCGAACGGCCCCGGCTCTCTGCCCGCCCGACGATTGGCACAGCGTCAACGGATTCATCGGCTCGCGGCAAGCGTGCGAGACGTTTCTCTACGAGCCAGACGGCGGGCTCTCCTCGATGCACGTTGCGTCACCGAGGGCGAAGGCTTGACGCTCTCCGCAGATTATCTCCGAGAGGCAGAGTACCGCGCTCGACGGTTCTCCGGTGCTTACTTCGGCACATCGGGCTCTCTTGCCGCAGACGTTCTTAGAATGCTCAAGGAAAGGAAAGATATGACCGCAGCGTTTGACCAGTTGGAAGCCGAGAACCGAGCCCTCCGCGAAGCCGTCGCCGCTCGCATGGACGCGACGCCCGACGACGATCCGAAGAAGCGTGGCTATTCCCCGATGGCCGCTTCTTTGGCCGGTTGCCGCCCCGCGCAGGAGGCCGCTGCCCGGTGCTTCGACACGACCGAGCAGGAGTCGCCGACCGAGATCGCTGACGCCGACGTGCCGTCGATCCCGGTGGACTGGATTCTCCAAGGCGAGCGGGAATTGAAGGGCGAGAAAGAGCGTCCAGTTGACATACGTCATACGGGCGACGGGCTGCTCGCGCCACAGGACTCGATCCGCCCCGGCTCGCGGGAGTTTCTCGCCGTGCTCGAAGAGCTCAAGTCGCTCCACCTTCGCAAGACCCTGGATTACGGGATCGACGAAGACGCTCTGAGCAACATCCGATCCTCGGCCGACGTGGTGAATATGCCCGCCTGGGCCGGCTGCATCCTGCGAATCAGCGACAAGATGCACCGACTCAAAGCGTTCTTCCGCCGTGGCAAGTGCGAGTTCGACGGGGTTGAGGACACGCTCAAAGACATCGCCTGTTACGCGGCGATTGCCCTGGTTCTCCACCGCGAAACCGACCGGGAATAGCCCCTACGGTCACGCCCGGTTTTCGACCAATCTGAAGGGTCGGAGGCTGACGTGATCGCTGCGGCTCATTGGCGTCGAGGCGGACCTGACGGGCGCGAACCCATCGCGGCTGCCGGTGAGGTTGTGTCGCTCGCCCAGCACTACACGCCGCAGCAGCAGTATTGGGGCAAGGTGACGAGCAAGCGCCCCGCGAAGCACTCGCGAGCCGACCTCGAACTGATTGCGTTCCGCCTCGGCTGCACGGTCGAAGCGGCACGCCGGGCGATCGAAATGGGAATCCTCTAGGAGAGTCGCCGTGATTTCATCCGCTCCGCTCCAGGCCGCACACGACCTGCTTTCGCTCGCCGAAAAGGTGCGGGCGTTCGTCGCCACCGCGAAGGTCAAAGCCGCTGGCGGGATCACGCTCGCGGAGTTTGGTGAGCTAGCCGTCGCCCTCATGCGGGTGGCGATTGAAGCGGCCGACGCGATCCCGGTCGACGGGGCCGAGCGAAAGCAGTTCGTTCTCAACGCCGTGGGGCTGTTGTTCGACACGCTCGCGGACAAGGCGATCCCCGCGCTCGCGTGGCCCGTCTGGATCATCCTGAAACCGGCCGCCCGCCAACTGCTGCTCTTGGTCGCCAGCGGTGCCATTGAATCTCTCTTGCCTCTTGTCCGAAAGGCTGCCCCGTGATTACTGCCCTGCTGCTCGTTGCCGCTGCCGTGCTTCTGGCGTGGCCTTGGATTCGCGAGCACGCCCCCGAGGTCGACCTCTCCAATCTCGACCGTCGCCATTACGCGGCAATCCTGCTCGGGGCGGCAGCACTGGCGTCATACGCCTTGCGTTCGCCAGCGGCCCCGCAGCCGCAGCCAACGCCGTCGCCGACGAAGCTCGACCTCCGTGGCACGTTTGTCGGCCCCGACGCAGCGTCAGACGCAGCCACCACGGCGGCCCTCTGCGGCGAGATCGCCAACGAAGT